TCATGGGTTCACCTCTTCACCATGTACAACCCGCAAGCCTCGCACGACGACCGTACGTGGCCCATCGGCAAACGGGAGGATCCAACTGATTTCACCGGGCGTCTTAACCTCGGGAGCCGGTAGACCGACCGCCAACACCATGTCTGCATCACTGTCACCAGAAATCTCGACACGCTGCGCGGCAAGCGAAAAATCTCCGGGACGGATGCGCAGAATGTTGGGCGACCCATTGCGCAGACTGAAGGTACTCTTGTTCGCTATTTGAATTTGCGACAGGTCGACATAGCCGCCGCGCGTGACGAACAGTGTTGACGCCTCGGTCACCCTATCCCGGGAACCTGGGTAAAACAACGAATCCAAGAGCGCTGGTTCAGCCAGATACGGTGGAAAGGGAAGCTTCCGGACTTTCAAGTCCGGTCCGAACTGCAAGGTGATGTAAGAGTTTTCGGTACCGACTGGATTGCTGGCAGTCACCCCCATCGGGGTGTATTTGATGGACCATCCCGCCGATCCGTCCAGCCAAATTTCGTCGCCCTGATCGCCGACGATCAACCTGAAGCCCTCACGTATCCGTCTGTCGTTCCGCAGTATCAACCTGTCAGTCCCGCCGTTCCGCAAATCTATCGCGTCCACAGCGGTGGCCATGTCAGAGGACAGGTTCCAAACCCCGGGCTCTCGAGCAAAGCCCACCGCAAGTGCGCCATTTGAGCCGAGGCGAAGGAACTCTGCGGACATTTCGACCAGTGCAGACCCAGCATCGGCTTCGCTCGACAGACGCACAACATCAGGATCCCCGACGTCCTGCCTTGTCCAGTTCTCGGGATCCAGAAGTACGAACTGATCGAAGGGGTCCGCCAGAAGTCGGATGAGGCGCCCCGAAGGATCAATCACATTTGCAAGACAGAGCTCGATGACATTGATCCGTCCGTTAGCGAAATCTAGATCGACTTCGCTCACATTAAGGCCGGTTTCGGCCACCGTCGGGCGTATGGTTCCTCCGCTATCCCAGCCAAAGGTTGCTTGGCCGTCGGCGTCAATGACATCCTGCGGCGTCTCCGACGAAGGCGGAACCGGGAAAGCATACTCCCCTTCGACCCCAGCAACGGTCGTGACGTCCTGCGACATTTGCCCAGACAGAACAAAGGTTCCTGGTGCCACCAACACGGACAGGCTCTTGTCATCGATGGTCGCCGAGTACGTGTCGAAGGCCAAAGAGGGATCAGGTAGCAAAGTCCAGCTTAGGCGAGGATCAAGTACTACGGTATCGAACTCGTCGGCGCGAATGTCCACCTCGGCGCTGGAGGTTGCCTGGACGACTTCGCCAAGGATTGTGATGGTGTCGAATTGTCCGTTTCGGATATCAATCCGTTCCATCGAGCCAATCTTGCCACGTCCGACAACGACGTGCGATGGGCCCCTGTAGATCAAGACATCCCGCCCTTCTCCACCGTCGACGATGTCGCGCTCAAGACCCAGCGGCACGCTCTTGATCGCTGCCGGTGATGTTTGAAGTGTTTCGGTACAATCGCCCAGAAAGCCCGCATCCTGTGCATTGGCTAAGGCTGGAACCGCGGCGAAAAGAAGGTGCGCAAGCTGCAGTTTGAAATTCATACTTCCCGCTCCAATGCCGCCTATTGTCCAAATGCTGGAAGCGGCCAAGTTGAAACTCCGCGATTCCAGTATCTCTTGGCTTTGAAGCTAACCGCCCGGAGTGGTTCTAACCACAAGTTTCGGCGTGGCTTGCACCACAAACTTCCCACAAGTCAGCGAGCTGGAATGCCGCAGAATTCTTGGCGATTGCATGCAGTATTCTGCGGCAAACCAGCTTTCAAAGACGCTAGACCTTCGTCAGCAACCCCCGCACATTGCCGACACCCCATGCCCCTCGCCGTCGCGATTGGATGCCCCGTGACGTCAGTTCCGCCGCGATCGCCCGCAGCGATGTGTGCCCCGCAGCCCGGATATCCGCCAGCACCGGAGCCAAGTCCGCCGCGAAGGCCGCAGCATTCGCTGTCACCGTCGCCCGGAGCGCTGCCCCGCCCTTTTTCGCCCGCCTGAGGCTCTCGGCTCCGTTCGGGTTCCCCAGCTTCACCCCGCGCGCCTTTGCGACCGCCAGCGCCTCCTTGGTCCTCCGCGAGATCGCCTCGCGCTCGGCCTGTGCGACAAGCGCCATGATCCCCACGGTCAGGTCATTGGCCTCGGGCATGTCGACGGCCACGAACCGCACCCCGCTATCGCGCAAGGCCAATAGGAACGCCGCATTCCGCGAGAGCCGGTCAAGCTTCGCAATCACCAGCGTCGCACCGGTTACCTTCGCCAGGTGGAGGGCTTTCAGGAGCTCCGGCCGGTCTGCCTTCCGCCCACTCTCGACTTCGGTGAACCGCGCCAGGACCTCGGCGCCGCGCGAGACGGCGAAGTCCTCGATCACCTTGCGCTGCGCTTCCAGCCCAAGCCCGCTGGCCCCTTGCCGCGCCGTCGAGACCCGCTCGTAGGCCACCAACCGCTGTCCTGCCGCCATCTCCGTCCCCTGTACACAACTGCCTAACGTTCGTTGCGCAGGTGTGTACAGCCCCATGGAGCAAGGAGTAGTCAACCGGTTCGTTCAGAGATTTGCGTCTGTTCCGCTGATGACGAGGGTGCCGTCAGATTGTAGCTGTGGCGTGTCGCTTGAGGTGTCAGGCCGATCTACTCCGGTCAGAATGATGCGCGTGATCGTCAGCGGTTGGTCCGCAGGCGTCACGTCGAGGGTGGTGATCCGAGACCGCGCCGCTGGCGTCAGACCAAGCTCCGCCATGTAGCGTCCCATCAGCTCCAGTTGCTTGTTGGCGATCGACAGCCAGGGCGATTGCTGGACGTAGCCGGAGGCGGTCTTCAGCAGCATCGGTGTGGTCTGCATCTTCTGTTCTGCCTCGACCCAGCGGCCGTAGCATTGGCAGTAGGCCGCGAGCACTGCACGATCCACGACCGTCACGACGCCCATACTCACCAGAGTATCCACCAGGCGGTGCCACTCGGCCCTTGCCTCCTCATTGAGATGCTCTGGACAGTCTGGAGTCCCCTCGGGCGGCAACGGTTCCGCATGGTTCCACGCTCGCTTGCCGCGGTTGCCTTCCATCCGGCGCCACGCCGTGGGCTTCGGAGACGGGCCTCTCACGTCGCCACTCCGATGATCAAGCCAGCGCTGCCCGCGGCTGCATCTGATGGGCCACTACGGTACCGACCAATGGCCATCCGGTTTCTCCTTGCGCGCATCAATGATTGCCTGCTTGGCCTCCGACAGAGACCTTGCGTGCGCAAGCAACCCGTCCAGTTCCTCGTCCGTCAGATCAGACAGATCAATCTCGTCTTGGGGCTCCTGCTTGACGGCAAGGTCCAAGCCCTCTCGCCAGCCAGCTTGTGTCTTCAGAAAGAAGATCATCGCCGTGACATTGCCCGCTCGTGCCTTGGTCACCAGGCTTTGCGCCACCGCGCCGATGGCCCGGGCCTTACCCCTTTTATAGCGTTCAGCCAAATCCTCATCCCGGTTCAAAAGCGCGAAGAAGGTCGTGCGCCCGACGCAGAGGAAGTCGGCGATCTGCTCGGCGTTGAGGACCGCGGCCAGGGTCTCGACCTCGGCCCTTTGCGCATCGGTCAGGGTGATGTGCGGGCGGCTCACGCGTCCACCTCGGACTGCTGTCGCTCCGCCTGCACGGAAGCAAAGGTCTCGCAGGTCCCTTCCAGCACTGCCTCCTTGCCAGTGAACGACTGCCATCGCTGTACGGCCACGTCGACGTAGGCCGGGTCCAGTTCCACCGCGAGGCAGTGCCGGCCGCAGGTCTCGGCGGCGATGATCGAGGTCCCGGATCCGGAGAAGGGCTCATAGACCGCCTGCCCCGGGCTGGAGTTGTTCAACATGGGACGGCGCATGCATTCCACGGGTTTCTGCGTGCCATGCACGGTGGCAGCATCCTGGTCGCGGCTCGGGATGCTCCAGAGCGTGGTCTGCTTGCGATCCCCCGACCAATGCCCAGTCGCTTTCTCCCGGACGGCGTACCAGGCGGGCTCGTGCTGCCAGTGGTAATCTCCGCGTGAGAGAACGAGGCGTTCCTTGGCCCAGATGATCTGGCTGCGAATGGCAAAGCCGCAGGCCATGAGGCTCTCGGCCACTGTGGTGGCATGGAGTGCCCCGTGCCAGACATACGCCACGTCGCCGGGAAACAGCGCCCAAGCCTCGCGCCAGTCCGCCCGGTGGTCGTTCAGGACCTTGCCCACGCGTTTGGTCTTTGCGGCACCGACACCGTTGCGCCAGGCGGGATCGTAGTTCACCCCGAACGGTGGATCGGTCGCCATGAGATGCGGCGTCACTCCGTTCAGCACGCGCGCCACTGTCGCCGCATCCGTGGCATCGCCGCAGATCAGGCGGTGGTTGCCCAGCACCCAAAGATCGCCAAGGCGCGAGACGGGAACGGCTGGAGCGGTAGGGACGTCGTCCTCGCGCTCGTCCGCTTCCCCTGCATTCAGCAAGGCATCCAGTTCACCCGCATCAAAGCCGAGGCTGGTCAGGTCCACTTCCATGTCGCGCAGATCGCAAAGCTCCAGCGCCAGCAACTCGCGGTCCCAGCCGGCCTGCTCTGCCAGCTTGTTGTCAGCGAGGATGTAGGCTCGCCGCTGTGCCTCACTCAGATGGGCCAGTTCGATGACTGGGACCTTGGCGAATCCCAGCTTGCGCGCGGCCATCACTCTGCCGTGGCCGGCGATGATGCCGTTCGCGCCATCCACCAGCACCGGGTTGGTGAAGCCATATTCCCGGATCGAGCCGGCGATCAGCGCGACCTGGGCTTCGCTGTGCGTGCGGGCGTTGCGAGAATACGGGATCAGGTCCGCGATGGGGCGGTAGCTGATGCTGAGGTCTGTACTGCGGTCCATGCCACCCCCCGATGCGAATTCTGCGGCTCAGGGGGAAGGATATCACAGGCTTAAGCCATTGTATTCATGTAATTATATGACATTTTACGACACGGGCCGACATGGTTCAGCGAAGATGCCCCGATATCATAAACCGCAGACGACTGCTTTGCGGACAAGGCAGCCAGTCGAGGACGAGATCTTTCAATTCTCGACAATAGTTCTTTTCGGCCATCTGGGCACCATGGTGTCCATCTTTCGCTATATCCATCGCGCGATGGTTGCGATCACATGCGCAGAGGGCCACACCAAGAACTGAGCGGCAAGGGTGCCCAAGAACCGGGACAAGATCATCCAGATGATTACCTTTCGGAAAAAATCCTCGCGAACTCGACCCTTTGCCGCGTCATCAGTCAAACCAGCCAAGTATGGATCAATCAGCATGAACATCATTATGGTGGCAACGCCATTGATCGTGGCAGACAGAGAGCTTGCTGTCACACGATAGTCAGGTTCAAGAAGACCAGCATAGATCGAGGCTATTACACCCACTGACCACAACGCACTGACAGCGAAGTTCATCACTATCACCTTGATCGGGACATTCGTGGGCAGCTTGAGGGCTTCAAGATTCTGGAAAGCAGGTATCGCAGCTGACTGCGTAAGCACAGATAGGCCACGCGGGGTCAGGGATCGAAACAAGAGTCGCGGCATCGAGCGGCTCCGATGGAAGCTGTCCACCGCTATTGTGGTGAGCCGTTGAAATGTAGGGATCAGTAGCCCTCCCACCAGCGTTGCAACTGATGCCGCACTGATGATGAGAACATAATCAAACGTGGGATCGAACTGCGATGGGTCCTGTATGCCGATTTCGATACGCTTCGCAAGAAGCGGGCCCTGAAAGGAGTTTGATGTCCGCGACAGCAGAACTAGGATATTGAACAGCGAGAACGCTATGGCGATATGGCCGGTCCGAACTCCTGCAATTCTAAACGCGTATGCTAGCGTCCCGATTAGGTGAATCACAAAAGTCAGAAGGACGATCACGGCTAGCTGTACGTCCATTTAACCCCCCTGCTCGCATACGCCAGCTTTCATGTCCCACGGGGAACGGCCGCCCGCAATGGGCTCGAAGCGGACTTGCGCTCCTGACCTCCATCGCGAAGGCATCCCACCTCGCTTCCCCATCGCCTTCATCCGACCGCCTCACCCCCAGCACCTGCTGCGGCATGACACTTATGACACTTCTCTCCATATAGGACGTATGGCGCGCACGGACGCGTATGCGCGCGCGCTAACGGTAGATATGGGAAGAAGTGTCATAAGTGTCATGACCGAGCCAATCGCAGATCGAAGAACCCGCGTCCTGCGCTGCGGCGGCTGTCCTGGAAGCCTCGGGATTTCATCTCCTTGGTGAGAGTATGGCTGGTCCAGGACCCGAGCCCTTGAAGCTCGGCCCATTGCCGGAACCGCTGGTGAAGGTCTGTCGTATAGAGAAACTCGCCCGGGGCGCGCACCGTTTCATCGGCGAGGAATTGTCCGAGCAAGTCTTCCCCGTCCAGATATTCGGTGGAGGCGGCCGCAACACGCGCCGGCACTGCAAGCCCGCGCCGCTGCCATTCGAGAGCGCCTTCAATGGCCCAACGCAAGATGGCCGGACCCTCAGCACGCAGCTTCTCAGCCAGTTTCGGGTCTCGCTTTTCGGCCGGGATGGTCACCGTGAAGGGCACCAGCACCATGCGGGCGCGGAGAGCCTCGTCCACGCCACGAAGGCTTGGCATGTTATTGCCGGCAATCATCAGGGTCATCTGCGGCACGAAGTCGAAGAAATCGCCCCGCATGAACCTGGCCGTCATCTTGTCGCCGCCTGTCAGGTCCTTCAGCACTGCCTCATCCCAGCATTTGCCCTTAGGCAGCTCCGATCCAACGACCAGCCGTGCGCCAGCAAGACCAGCGACGTCAGTGGGGTGCCGTTCACCTACCGAAGACAGGAATGTCGTCGCCGCCGAGCGTCTCGCATAATCGCCCCACAACCACTGCAGCGCCTCCAGAAACGTGGACTTCCCGTTGCGACCGGTCCCGTACAGGAACAGGAGCTTGTGCTCGGTCGTCAGCCCGGTAAGGGCGTAGCCTGCCGCCCGTTGCAGGAACTCGATGGTCTCGATGTCGCCGTCCAGAACCTCATCAAGGAACTGCAGCCAGGTCGGTGCGCGCGTGCCGACAGGTGCAGGGGTGACTGCAGTCAGCTTGGAGATCATGTCTTCACGGCGTGCTGGCCGCAGCATACCGGTCTTCAGGTCCACAGTGCCCCCTGGTGTGCCGAGTAGAAACAAGTCTGCATCAAAGGCATCGGCCAAGGTGACACTAGCTGGGTTCGATCGCGCAAGCGTGCTAACGGCGGCAACCGTGTTAGCGCTGCGGAGACTGCGGCCCTCCCTCGTGGCCCAGGCAGTGATCTTCTCACTTTCCGCCTCTGACAGTCCTTCTGCCTTCGCGTCCGCCCAAGCGCGGAGTTCGCAAGCCCGTTGTTGAAGGAAGCCCCTCACCAGTGTCATGTGCCGCAGGCAGTCATCGACAGCCCAGCGACGGCCGTCCCATAGGTACCAGCGACCCTGAACGGCGACAAATTTCGCGTCCCTGTTCCAGCCGCGCTGGCCCAGGTCCCGAGCGAGAGCATCATGGGAAAGGTCGATCTCGCCATTCGTGCCATCGTTCGGGGGTGCGGACTCTGAACCCGTTTCCGATTGTCCGCCAGGACCTCCACCCGCCGCACCGCTGCTCCGGTGCTTTCGCGCTATTGCGGAGAGGTCCGCGCCGTTCTGCCGCGCCATTGCCGCAACTGTGGAGAGGGTCTTCTTGCCGTTGGCGTCAAAGCCGGCCCACTTCTCTGCTACCTCGCCGGGCTTGTATTTCGCGCCCTGCCGACTCCAGTCGTCCGCAAGGCCCAGCCCTTCGCCGGAGCCGCGGAAATGGTGGTGCAGGCCCATCAACACATCGAGCCAGGCGTAATAGCCACCCGCATCAGGATCGATCCAGGACAGCAAATCCTCCACTTCCGCCGTTCCAGTGGTGGAGTAGGATGTTCCGGTATCGAAGTGGAACCCGGTCTCATCCGCAACTTTCTCTTTCTTCTTTGTGCAGAGCTGAAGGAGCCAGTCCGGGCAATCGGCCAATTCGAACAGTCCCGGTGGGTTCTTCCAGCGGTAGGGTTCAGCCTTGCCCGGCTTGACCGAGGGAACCCCGATCACCATTCCGCCCTCACCGCGAACATCCACACCGGGGGCAATCAGGGAGGCGGAATTGCCGATCTCCAAAGACGCCGGATACTTGAAGTAGAGGTGCCAGCTGCCGGAGGGCGAGAGCGCCTCGATCGTATCGGGGAGCGGGCCATGGGCAGCAATCAGCTTCTGCATACTGGCGATGCCATCAACGGCATGGCCCTCAGGCGTGTCGCACTCGATCACCAGGAGGCCCGAGGCGGGTCCGCAGGCAATGCCAACATTCGCACTTGGCCATTGCCGCCAGTAATTCCGGATCAGGGTCGGGTCCGTCGTTCCGCCCCAGCGTTCGCCATTTCCAAACTGCGCTGATGTGTGGGATTTCTTTTCCCCGGCTGGTGCCGGAAACACATGCCAACCTCTGCGAGCGTACTCCAGGGCTGAAGCGAGGCAAGGGGCATCGAAGTGGTGCGGGCCGTTCATGCACGCCTCCCGCAGCTGGAAAGGATCTCGAACGCTTCGACATCGGCCAGGGAGTACCGGATGGATCCACCCATCTGGTGCCATTCCGGCCCGTATTGTGCCGCACGCCACCGCTCAAGCGTTCTGGTTGTCAGGCGCAAGCGGTCTGCCAGTTCGCCCGTGGTGAGCCAGATGATTGCGGGAGGTGACTGCATCTCAGCACACCCCCGGAGCAACGGCGACAAAAACAGCAAAGAGTGCACCGCCATCCGCCAGAATGCCGACGTCCTCAATCCGGTAGCGCCGGCCGGCCATGATCACCTGGGCCAGATCCCAGGCGCGGAAGTAGCCGGGCAGTTTTTCGTAGTCGTCCTGACCGCCGTCCATTTGATGCCTCCTGTCAGCGCCATCTGACGGTCAAAGGCCAACCGGCGGACCCAAATGGGACAGGGCGGGAGGTTTCTTTTGGCGTGATCGCAGTTTCTGAACGGCACGCTGGACGCGCTTGCGGGACGCGGAAGAGCCGAGGCCGAGCGCACGCCCCGCCTCTTCATGGGTTTCGCCAAGGAGGAACACTCGCGTCAGGAGGAGTGCGTCCTTCCGACTGATGCCGACAAGGTGGTCCGCCAGATCAGGAGCGTCGCCCGCTTTATCTGCTATCGCTTCAGCGACGGCCGATGCGATCGCGGGCTCATCGATCGGCCGGCTGGCTTCGGCGTGCACTCGGTCCTCGATCAAGGCGCGGCGAATGTCGCGCTCCAAATTGCGAAGGAGTGTGCCTGCGACGGCGGTGACTTTTTCGAGATTGACGGTCAGGATAGCTTCGCCCAACCGGCCAATCATTTCCGCCGCAAGGTCGTGGTGCGCTGACGGAAACCCCCGGGCGAGCCGCCAGAACACCGCATCAAGGCCCGGCCAGAGTGCGACGATGACCATCACCTGCGCGGTCGACCGGTGACTCTGATCTGACTGTGCCGCGGCAACCAGCGCGCGGATCACACCGAACCGAGATGTCGGATCAGCTGTCGATTCGCGCTGATGTTCCATGAGGGAGGCAATTGTTGGAAACGCGGCAAGCTCGGAATGAGCGAGACCCATCACCTTGTACTCGGTTTCGGATGAGGTGCGATTCAGCACGCGGGTGAAGGAAGCGTGAAGTGCGGACCAGGAGGCGCGCATGACGTCCAGCCTTTCGGCCGGGCGTCTGGCGCCTCACGGGGGCTCGCAGAGGGTTGCGAAGTTGGAAAAGCGAAACGGGCGCCCAGGGGCACCCGCTGCGATGTCAGGTCCGGTTGGGGGTACCGCAGCCGTGGCAGGTCGCGTCGACCGGCAGGCTCACCAGGTAGTTGTGACGCTGAAGCCGGATGTGCAGGCGCGCGCCGTGGCGGACGCCGAGCAGCTTGCCGCACTCAACGCAGCGCCACTCCGCTGCTTGGATGGCAGACGGAGGACGGGCGGCACTTGTGGGTGGACGGTGGTCGAACGGATAGGCCATGGGAGGCTCCTGTGCATAAGCTACAGGGCGTCGATGCCTGCCCGAATCGGAGTTAGTCAGACCCTCCGATCGGAGTTGGAACGGAGTTGGAGATCACGAAGCGATCTGCCATTGCCCCCTCTTGGGTGAATGCAGAAACCCGGATTTCAGCTTGTTCCAGAGATCCGCGCCGAAGATGTTGGAGAGAGACTGGCCTTCGATCCCAGCGAGCATGTTTTCGGTCTTCATTGAGCCCCCCGCCTTCTTAAAGGCTCCGACAAGTCGTCCCAGGACCAGGAGCCGATTTTCTCCCTCAATGCTGATAGTCCCTCTCCCGGGGACCTGGAGGATAGCGGTACTCCCGCCGGTCATTACCAGTTCAACCGTTTCGCCGCCTTGGGCCAAGTTTCGGTGCCGCAGGAATGCAGCACGCAAGTTTTCGGTGTCGAATACCAAGGCCTCAACTTCATCGACCGGGGTCTCAACCAAGTTATCTACGACAGACACCAGCACATTGGCCGCAAGCGTGAACCCAGCGCGGCGTCCGGCGTTCAGAACTAGTCCAATCCCTAGATTGGATCTCGAACGCAGCGCAGTGTCGACCTCGGCATAGCACTTCTCATCCATGAGACGACGGGCAAGGTAGACGGGAATCTGCGCGCCATCGACTTCGAGCGATCCAAGAGCCAGCATATTTGGGTTAATGACTTCAACTTTTTTCGACCGAAACTGCTTGCAGGCATTCTGCTTCAGGTACTGTTCAACCCAGTCCGGCCTGACCCTATAGAGGCGATAGCGGCTTGCTTGGACGACCGGTGCCATCTGTCCCGGAGCAGCGCCGAGCTCGACCATATTGCTTCCCGCATCGACCACCGCAGCCTGGACGCCCATTCCATTCTCGTCTTCGATTAAATCTACGTCGTCCCAGCCGTAAGGGGCAAGAAACCCGAGATCCTGCAGCTTGTCGGCGTCAATGTTTCTTTCTATTAGCCATGCCCCGGTCACCTTTTCTGCTCCGGTATCCCAAAGCGTAAATGCTGCGGGCAGCACGGTGCGGAGGTCCGCATCGGTTGGAGCTCGTCCAACCGCCAGAATTCCCCACGCTCTAAGAAGCCGGTGACCTAGAGCCTGTTCAAAGGTGTCGGCCACGCTCATCAAGCTGCAGGTATTGCCATCGGAAATGGTAAAGGTGAGCGTTTGGTCCTCGCGATGTCCGGAACGCCGATACCGCACTGCAATTTCGACAAAACGTACAGCAACGGCGTTTGTGAAGACCTTTTCCAGCCCGGGCTGACTGTCGATTAGATTACGGACGTTCTGTCCGATGGTTGTTGAAAGGGCAATCCTGTTGCCAAGTGTCCTGATGCTTGCGTCGACCCGTATTAGCCAGACCTCCTTGATAAGAGCCTCCCCGTCCTCCGGGGTGCAAAGGTCCAGATCAGTCAGAAAGCGCGAAATATCGTAGGCCCGGAAGTCGACGGGCTGGTGAGACAAATCCTGCACCAGCACCTTTGTCACGAACGACTTCCAGACCAGATGACGGATGGCCCTCGTGTCTGCGCGGACGTGCAGAAGTCCCGTAGAGGGAACGAACACCACCATAGCTTCACCCGGCGGTCGGAAATAGAATTTCGACACGGTTCCGTCGTCGTCGATCTCGCGCGCGGCCGTTGGCAGGTTCGGATGACGGATGATGTACATCTCTGCCTGGGGTTCTCCATCTTCAGCAGGAATATCGTATCTCTCTGTCCTGCACCCCGAACCCCGCTTAAGGCCCTGTTCCAAGTCTTGAAGAAACTCCTCCAGCGACTTGCCGCCAACGTGCCGTTCATCGTCGCTGACCGGCGCCGCTTGAAATGTCTGATAATGCTTCTCATAACGACGATAGAGCCGCAGATGGAGAACATTCTCGGCCGCTTCGAACAACGGGGTTGCGTCCAGCCAAGCCCAGAGACTTCGAGCGAGCTCGTCATGGTGCGTTAGGAAGGCTGCAGTGTGCACCCCATCATCCTGGTCATGCAGCAAGCCTTCGAGAGCAAACTGCCCTCGTGGTCCGGCAATGTTTGCAATTCGTGTGGCTTCCGTTTCGAGCGGAAGCAGCGTCGACTTGAGCTCGTGGTCCAGCATCCTCAATGCGCGGTCGCGCCCGTCAGGGTGATCCGTCGCAAATCTGTAGTTGGCGAGCCAATCAGATCTTTGAAACGGCTTTCCCTCCATGAACCGCGCTAGCAGGTCTAAAGGAGCTTCGACCAGAACCCGGTGCAGGTTGGGGCAGGTCTTCGTCGGAGCACGGACCATGAATGCCTCCGCAAAAATTCGACTTCGCAAAATTCAACCCAAGGTATATTGGCCCGGCGCTTCTGCGAAGAAGTTTCTGTGGCGACTGTCCCATTTCGCGGTCCCAGTTGGCCTTTGGTTGGCAGATGAAACCGAAAGGTCTGCCATGTCCGGTCCGAACCCACTCTCCCCGTTCCACATGTCCCCCGCCGAACGCCGCGCCGAGTTGTGCCGCATTTTGGCCCTCGGCCTGATCCGCCTGCACATGCGCCAGTCAAGCGAACTATCTGACGTGACTGGAGAAAGTTCGCTACACTTCCCGCCCGAGCAGAGGGGTCATGCAACTCCCAATGAACGGAGAACCGCATGACCAACCATGACCCTATCGCTGCCCGCCTGGCCGCGCTGAAGACCACGCCAACGCCTGCACTCAAGACGCAGTGGCGCGAGTTGTTCGCAACCGAACCGCCGCCCTTCAATCGGCGCTACTTGGAAAGCCGCCTCGCCTACCGCATCCAGGAACTGGCCTATGGCGGGCTGAAGCCCGAGACGATCCGGCGGCTGGAGAAGCTGGGCGAGGAGTTGGATGGCGGCGACAAGAAGAAGCGCAGCATCCGTTTTGACCGGGATCGGCCGATCATCGGCACTCGGCTGCTGCGGGATTGGCAGGGCGTCGAGCACGTCGTCACTGTCACGAAGGATGGCTTCGAATGGCAGGGCCGGCCCTACAAGTCGCTGTCTGCCATCGCCCGCGCCATAACTGGCACCCGCTGGAACGGCTGGACCTTCTTCGGGCTGAAGAACCATCGGGGGCACAGATGAACGCCCCAAACAAAGCCATCGTCCGCAAACTGCGCTGTGCGGTCTACACCCGGAAGTCTTCCGAAGAAGGGCTGGAGCAGGAGTTCAACAGCCTGCATGCACAGCGCGAGGCCTGCGAGGCCTACATCGCAAGTCAGCGGTCGGAGGGCTGGGTGCTGGTCCGCGATCAGTACGACGACGGCGGCATCTCCGGGGGCACGCTGGAGCGCCCCGGCCTGCAGCGGCTGCTTGCGGATATCGAGGACGGGTTGGTCGATGTGGTGGTGGTCTACAAGATCGACCGGCTGTCCCGCTCGCTGATGGACTTTTCCAAGCTGGTCGAGGTGTTCGACAGGAACGGCGTCACCTTTGTCAGCGTCACGCAGTCCTTCAATACCACCACGTCCATGGGGCGCCTGACTCTCAACATCCTGCTCTCGTTTGCCCAGTTCGAGCGCGAGGTGACGGCCGAACGCATCCGTGACAAGGTCCGCGCCAGCCGGATGAAGGGCATCTGGATGGGTGGCGGCGTACCGCTTGGCTATGTTGTGAAGGACCGCCGTCTGGTCGAGCACCCCGAGGATTCCGCCATTGTCCGCTGGGTGTTCAAACGGTTCATCGAGATCGGCTCCGCCACGCTTCTGATGCGTGAGTTGACCGAGCGCGGTGTCACAACCAGTCGCGGCTACCGGATGGACAGGAAGTTCATCTACCGGATGCTGAACAACCGGGTCTACATCGGCGAGGCGGTGCACAAGGGCACCAGCTACCCGGGTGAGCATGCGGCGATCGTCGACCGCGAGGTATGGGACAAGGTTCATGCCATCCTGACGGAAAGTCCGCGCAAAAGGGCAGCCCGCACCCGTGCTGACACGCCGGCGCTCCTCAAGGGGTTGCTCTATGGGCCAAACGGCGCAGCTTTCTCGCCATCGCATACCCGCAAGGGCGGGCGGCTCTACCGCTACTACGTCAGCCAGACGGTCGTGAAGCATGGTGCGGGATCCTGCCATGTTGGGCGCGTTCCGGCCGGAGATATCGAAAAGGCTGTCATCGACCAGCTCCGCGGCGTGTTCCGCCAGCCCGAAATCGTCGCGGGCACATGGAAGGCAGCGAGCGAGCATGGCGCCGACATCAGGGAGGCCGAGGCCAGAGATGCACTGACACAACTTGATCCACTGTGGGATGAACTCTTCCCCGCCGAGCAGGCGCGCATCGTGGCGCTGCTGGTCGAACGGGTGGACATTGCCACCGATGGGCTGAACGTCCGACTTCGGGTCGATGGCCTCGACGGCCTCGTTAGAGAGATGCAGGCCGGAGTCATGGGAACACCAGCATGACCCGAGGCACGCCGATCCCCCAGACAGTGACGCTCCACGTCCCCTTCCGCATCGTGAAACGCGGTGGGCGGAGGGAGATGCAGCTTCCCGAGGGTGCCACGCAGCCGCGCCAGACGGACAACACGTTGGTCAAGGCACTGGCGCGGGGCTTTCGCTGGAAGCGGATGTTGGAGTCGGGGGAGGTCGCGTCGATTTCGGAGTTGGCTGAGATGGAAGGCATCGCCTTCACCTATATGGCCCGTGTCCTGCGCCTGACCCTGTTAGCGCCGGACATCGTCGAAGCGGTTCTGGACGGTAGACACGGGTCGGAGGTCAGCCTGACACGCTTGCTAGAACCATATTCGATGGCCTGGTCGGACCAACGCACTTCTCTTCTGTAGGAGTTCGCTTTCTGCTTGTGTCCACGCGACTGGCTCCCATACCTTGTATCTTGGGATGAAGCGGCAGTCAGGATTGCAACGTCACGCTACGAGGCAATGTAGCGACGAGGCAGGCGACCCTCGCCATTCTTTAGTTCTACACATTGCGGAGCGGTTTTCATGATCCCAGCCGAAAAGAAAAGGGCAGACGCAAATCCAACCAAGGCATTCTTCGTTCGCATGATAACCCGGGATATCACGCTGGAAGATTGTATTTTCGATTTGGTGGACAATAGTATTGACGGGGCTTGGGAGCTGTCTGGGGGTCACCCGCTAAGCCTCGATGACAAAACGAATCTCTCTGCCTATAAGATCAGCATCAGGATCGAGGAGGATCGCTTCGAAATTTCAGACAACTGCGGCGGCATCACCCTAGATGACGCGGTCGAATACGCCTTCACTTTTGGACGAAAGGACAAGGCTGAGACAGAGAACTTCAGCATCGGGGTCTACGGTATTGGTATGAAGCGAGCGATTTTTAAGCTTGGGACACAGATCGACATTCGAAGCACCTATGAAATTGACGAGAATCTGGAATCCTTTCGCGTACCGATAAACGTTGAGGCCTGGTTGGCTTCGGGTGACGAGAACTGGGACTTCGACATTGAAGAGTCAGAGCACTTGGACCAAAAGGGGGTCAAAATCACCGTCTCTGATCTCACCGAGGCAGCAAGAAGGTCTTTCGAGAGCCCAAGATTCATCAAGAACTTGAGGCGCTCAATAGCTCGCGATTACGCACTCCACTTACACCGCGGTCTCGTAATTGAGGTTCAAGGCAAGCCGGTCTCTGGATGGACAATTGAGCTTCGTCAGGGTGGAGATTTCAGCCCCATGCGAGCTCAGTTTGAGAATGTGATGGACGGCGAGAGGGTTTTTGTCGAAATTTTGGCCGGCATGGCCGCTCCACCTCCGAACGACAGCGAACCCAGCGAAGACTTCGACGATGATCAGAATACTTCCGGATGGTATGTCATATGCAATGGAAGGATAGTTCTGGCTGCTGACAAAACGACTGTCACGGGCTGGGGAACCGAGGGCTGGCCTCAGTGGCACCCTCAGTACACGGGGTTCATGGGCATCATAGTTTTCTCTTCTCGACGCGCTGACCTCCTGCCATTAACGACAACAAAGCGTAGCGTAGACGAGACATCGGCGGTCTACAGACAGTTTCGCCCAAAGATGCGTGAGACAACAAAAGAGTGGATCTCATACACAAACACCCGAAAGCAGATTAGAGAAGAAGCAATTCAGAGAGAAGCAGCCGCTAAGGCTGTGCCAATATTCGAGGTGGCCATCCGGCAGGAGGTGGAGCTTCCCAGGATCATTCAAAAGACAAAGGTCCCGGAAGCAAATGTACTTTACACCGTCCCGCGGCAAAGGTTAAGAAGCCTCGCTTCGGCATTTGGCAATATCAACATGGCTTACAAGGACGTTGGATTGAAGTCCTTCGAGTACGCCTTTAAAGATCTTGTGGGTGATGAGTAATGGCATCGTTTGATTCAGTCAACTACAGCATTCGTCCGAGTAAGAGCGTCCAGAGAGGATTGGTTTTTGAGGGATTGCGTCGGATCGCCGGCGCTATTGATCTTGGAAATGCTGTTTATGTAGGCTTCGGTTCGATTTGGTTCACCGACTTCATTCAGGCGCACAGGGTTCTCGAGATCAATGACATGGTGTCTATCGAGGCAAATGAAATCGGGTTTAAACGTGCGACCTTCAATAAGGTATATCGAACGATCTCTGTGATGGAGGGGCGAGCAAAAACCCGGCTTCCAGATGTTCTTGGAATTGATGGATTCAGTGCTCGTCCTTGGATAATTTGGCTTGACTACGATAGTGCGCTTGACGAGGAGATAGTTGAGGACATGCAATGGGTGGTGACGAATGCTCCGCCGAATAGCGTCGTCCTGTTCACTTTCAGTGCGACCCAAAATGCGTACGGCAAGCCGGTCAACAGAGCTGACCGGATCCGGGCGCTTTTGGGTGATGTAGTCCCAGACGAGCTTTCCAAGGAAGAATGCGAGAAGGAGACGCTTCCGACAACACTTGCAGGTCTAGCAGCTGATTTCTTGAAGTCGGAGGTCGCTGATGCGGCGCGGCCTGGCGGCTTCATTGAAGCCTTTAGGCTATCATATCTTGACAGCGTTGCCATGGTTACTGTGGGTGGAATTCTGCCGGCTAAGGGGGCGGCGGCCGCCGCTCGAGCCATGATAGATGACAAGTGCTGGAATGGCATCGTAGGGGAAATCATCGAAGCTCCTCCAATGACCCTCCGAGAAATCGCTACGTTGCAAGCAGAACTGCCGACCGTCGCCAACTTGACCCGTGCACGTATTCAGGAGCTCGGTTTCGACCTACATGAGAGACAAATCCGTTCTTTTCAGCAGTACTACAAGTATCTGCCGAGCTTCGCAGAAATCGTTGCATAGGTTCGTTCGGATAGTTCAGACCCAGATTAGGTGCCGAGGTCCGTTCCACTCGAGCCTTAAAAGAACAAGCTCATGGCCGACCACGTAACGGCGGAGCGCCGCTCGTACATCATGTCCAAAGTCGGCCAGAAGGACACCTTGCCCGAACTTGCCCTCCGACGCGCTCTTCATCGGCTCGGGTATCGCTTCAGGCTCCATCGTCGTGATCTACCGGGCAGCCCAGACATCGTGTTTCCGTCGCGAAAGAAGGTTGTGTTCGTGCACGGCTGCTTTTGGCATGGTCATGGCTGCAGGTGGGGCAGACTGCCCAGGTCCAGGCCAGAGTACTGGCAACCAAAGATTGAAACAAACAGAGAACGAGACAACAAGGCCTTAACCCAGCTACGGGAAGCTGGATGGGAACCGATGGTGGTCTGGCAGTGCGAGCTGAGAGGCCTCGATGGAGCCGTCGGCCGCGTCGAAGCCTTCCTGAGAAGCTAGGTTTCGCTGGTCAATCTGGAGACACATCCATATGTTGGGTAGAAACCTTGGAGGCTACAGAATGGCGAGACCGATTGGAGTCGATTTGTTCTCAGGCGCTGGCGGGATGAGCTTGGGCTTCGAACAGGCAGGCTTCGACGTGGTAGCTGCCGTTGAGATTGATCCCGTTCACGCAGCGGTCCATAAATTCAATTTTCCCAACTGCGCAATTATCCCGCGATCAGTAAGGGACGTCTCCGGCATCGAGATCCGCGCAGCGGCCGGCATAGGGGATCGGACCGTCGATGTCGTCTTGGGCGGAGCTCCGTGCCAGGGGTTTTCGCTGATCGGACAACGCGCAATTGACGACCCACGAAACTCGCTGGTCAAGGATTTCGTTCGCTTAGTCCGGGAGCTCGATGCGAGCTACTTCGTGTTCGAGAATGTGAAAGGCCTCACTGTCGGACGGCATCGAAAGTTTCTTTTTGAGCTGATCGAGGAATTCGAAGAAATCGGATACTCCGTCCAGCGCGATTGGCGGGTCCTTAACGCAGCAGACTATGGCGTCCCGCAAGATCGTCAGCGCTTGATTCTGATGGGTGCAAAAAGGGGCCGCGCTCTTCCGGCATATCCCAAGACGATTGCCGAGCGTCCGACCTGCCAAGATGCACTCGCCGATCTTCCAAACGCAGAGATGTTCGATCTCCTTCTTCATGCTGACTCTGTCCAAACGGTGGCCCTCGGAAAACCGAGCGCCTATGCCGAGGCGCTGCGGGGACTAGGTAACGATTCATGGGGTTATGGGCATCCTCGGATCTGGGATCCTTCACGGTTGACCTCCAGCGCACGCACAGAGCACACTGAGATTTCCCGTCGACGCTTTAGGGAAACCGAACAGGGTCGCGTCGAACCCATCTCGCGTTTGTTCAAGCTGCCAGCCGACGGTGTGTCGAATACTCTGCGGGCAGGAACAGATTCTTCGCGTGGAGCGTTCACCAGCCCGAGGCCAATTCACTACGCATACGACCGGTGTGTAACTGTGCGCGAAATGGCGCGCCTCCACGGCTTTCCGGACTGGTTTCGCTTCAACGTCACCAAATGGCACGGCGCACGCCAGATAGGGAACTCGGTGCCGCCGCCGCTCGCTCGCGCGGTTGGCAGCGTCGTCATCGCAGCGCTCGGGATTCCCCCCACACGCCCGACTGAAGCCATGGGTCTTGGAGAAGAAAAGCTCCTTAGTATGGGAAATACTGAGGCTGCAGCATATTTCGAGGTCCAGAACCCTATCGGGCGCCGAGACAAGAAAAGTGGTGCGCGCAAGCGTAGGCAGGAAGAAACCGAGGCGTCATATGCCCTTAACAGGGGGATGCAACACATAGATGGCGTCGCTAGCTAGCGTCAATTCCTCCAGTGCCGACGCTTCGGCCCGCTTCACGGCTGCGAACTCGGTCAGATAGAAACCGACTCCTCTAATAGTGCGCAAACCGATGGGAACGACGGTGTCTACCTTTGCTTCAGCAAACGCAGCGCGAACTTGGTTTATAATCTGGCTTTGAATCAGCGGATCTTTCGCCTGCTTCGCTTCACAGGTAACGAGAACGGACTCTGGGCGTTGCGGATCGCCAGCCTTACCCAGAAACAATGCGTCGATCTCGGTAGATCGCAGCTTGATGCCCATTTGAAGATGAGCCAGTTCCAGCAAGGGAAACGCAGCCGCCACCGCGAAATGGGTCTCGACGACACGCAAGTTGATCGCTGTCTGGACCTGCCAGGTCTCGTCCGAACGTCCGAGCGACTTGGATACGAGCGGAATGCTGATCGATTGGACCGGATATCGCGGCGCGTCTTGACGTACTCCGAACGCATCGAGAAATGGCTCGACCTGGCCGAAGCGGTAGGGGATGAACTCGAAACACTCCCCGTCGCCGGTCCGCTGGACAGCAGTGTAGCGTTTGGCCGCGACGGAGGCCGGCCAGTTGCTGGATGCGTTGGCGCCGCGCAGTAGATCTTTCATGAAGTTCGCTGGATTACGGTCGCTTAACGTCAAGCCGTAAAGATCAGTGCATTCTCGAATGGCCTGCGCGACATCGTCTAGGCTCATCAGGCTCTTGTCGAGAGCGCCTGTCGATACGTTCCAGTACTTGTCAAACAAATGCTCGACGACTTTCGTTTTCTGTGATCGTGCCAACCTGCGCGCCTTCAGCTTGCTAGGAAAGATAATCGTCTGAAGCGGACAGCGCGTGCAATCCCAAATTGGCAACAT